GCGGATGAAGCTGAAGACAGCGTGGCTTGCGCCAGCGAGATATACAAACATGTCTCAGAATCCATTGAATCGATCTCAGGAACCCCTTTGCCAAATCTCACACATGCGTTGCCTGACCGGGCTCTGTACTGGCTTCACAAGTGGAGCTACTTCGACAGTCTGGTGGAAGAATTTTCAAGGATTTCAGCTAAGTCAGGACCAAATGCCTGCAAAATAACGCTTGGAGAACACACATCGGTCGTTGCAACGAAGGACATGTGGTTTCTTTCCAACACTCAGCACGGATCATTCATGTTACTCTATGACCAAGTTCTTATGCTCAAAGACGTGATGTTTTCTCGTTTCCAAACATATGCTGCCTGCAGCATCCTTCATGCGGGAAACATTGGAATAGAGACTGCCATTCATGAACTTTGCACCTGGCACGAAGAATGTCTCACGCGTTACGGGAACCCGGGGTTCGAAGTCCTGAAGCAAACGGAGGCGTTGTCGAAAGCTTATTTATCTGCCATGAGTGACATGATCTTCGGTGAAGACGGTCCGTATCCACGAATGGTTGAGAAGGTGATCGAAAAGGAGAAGAAACTCGGATGCACAGAAGATTTTCTGACAGACAAATTCGACAAAACATTGCGATCTTGTACTGACATTCAAACCGTGGTTGAGTTGTTCGGATTGCTTAAAATTTCTGGTCACCCGTTGATCGACGCACGGGTAGGAGGATTATCTGCCGCACATGAAGCGCGATCCGCAGATGAGACCTTGTATGAAAATGCGGCTCAGCTCGACTGGGAATTCAAGCGAGTGATGTTGGAAAGTTTCATCTCGAAGTGGGGATCTTGGCCAACACTCAAGTTTCTACCAGATGGCAAAAAGACGAAATTGTACTCGATGTACAAGGCCCAACGAAGAGGACTCAATCGTTCAAGTTACCCTTTAAGTGACTGGGAATTGTGTCGGTTTGGAAAGATCGTTGAATTCGACTACTCACCAAATTACCTAGAATTGATGGATGACAAGTCAATCTCTCTGTACAGAACGAACATCGCAGCAACATGGAAACATGAAGTCAAACAAAAATCTCACCGAAGATTACTCATGGAATTGATCAACCGTGGAAAATTCGATGTCAAAGAAATTGTCAGCATGATCGTCCGGCGTGAAG